GAAGCAACTGACCGCCAAATGTAGAAGCAGCAACAGGAATAGACATAACTACGGACGTTTAAAATTACCTATTTGTTCATATGTAATCGTTGTTCTAGTGGTATCTCCAGATTTGATAGAAGAAGCCGACTGGACAACGTAATGTCTCGCCGTACACGATTCGAGAAAAAAAGCCGCAAGGGCAGCCACGATTGCTGCAACCAGTGACCAAAACTTTTTGGATTTGAGAATTTCATTAAGTTTCATAATTAGTCAAACAAAGAACGATAGAAAAATACGCGGCCTCTCCGGCAGTCGTTACCATTAAACCTTCAGCAATTCACACACTCTTGCCGAAGGGGTCCGCGCACGTAGCATATATCGTCAAGTAAAGAAAGAACTATTTTTCTTCAGTGACGCGAATAGGTGGCTCAGAACCAGAACCTTTGGGGGTATCAAGAGCAGAGTCAATGAGTTCCTGACCAACCTCAAGACCGTCAAACTTATCCATACGAGAAAAGCTATTAGGGTCGAAATCAAGGTCAGGGTCAAACTTATCACCTTTATCCCAATCAGACTGAGTAGCCTCTATATCAGGACGACCGGGAAGAAGATCGACTGAACCGGAACCATCAAGAACCGACATAATACGTTGACCACGCGAAATATACTGCGGGGGGTCTTCAAGAAGCCAATTAAGTGCCATAATATCAACAAATTAACGGTTAGACAAACGAGTTGCAAAAGTTTTATTAACGAGACTCTTCTTACGAACAGAATAAGACATATTCACAAAAAAATTGTCCTCGACATTCGACGCAAAAGACGAGTTAACCTTGGAAATGTCAACAAAAAGTGCAGGATAGTATCCAACATTAGAAGCATAGACCTCACGTTGCTGAACCCAATAAGAGTAAAGCGGAACTACGTTACCTCCGACTTGATTAAGCGAAGAATACACACTCAACTGGCCTAAAACCTCATCGTAAGAACTGCGAAATTCGTTAAAACACGGTTCACGAGCAACTACAGTATTACCGATACCGGCAAATTGAGCAGCCGAAACGTCTTGATAACCAATGTCGTTATAAATCGGATTGAAATAATCAGAACCAGTGTAACTAAGATAATCGGGACGAACGCCAGCCCAATAATAAACCGGACGAATACTCAGCATATCGATCATATAACCAGGCTCAAAAAAATAATACGACTGAAAACGACCAAGCTGAGTATTAAATGCGATAGCGCCACCCTGCTGACCAAGAGGAGGAAAACCTTCGGCGGTTTGAAAATTGCCGTTACCGGCTTGATTCATAACAACCTGAACATTAACAGTCTGCGAGGCACTAAACAAGAGTTTAGGACGATCGACGTGTTCGATCTTAGACGCAAAGAATGTTTCGAGCCAATCCGAATAGCGATTACCACCAGCACCAAGAAGGTCTTTATACTCCTGCAAACGCGAAGCAATAGCCAACTGCGGAATAGTGGAAACACCAGTCATAGAGACGGCATCTGAAGAGCCGTTGGGAATCAAACGGCTAAACCGATCAGGATTAGAAGGCACCACAGCCATGGGGTGGGCAAGATTAAATAAATCAGCAGTACAAATGGTGTTAGTTCCGGCCTCAACAGAAAACTGACCTGCAGGAGCAGACGCCGAATCGCCTACGGTAGTTGCGGTCGGGTAAGTCATCGTCACAGGATAACCATTAGAAGCTACAGAACCGGTCGTAGCAATATCCGAAAATATAATCTGACGCCAAAGATTTCCCCGATTATAAGTATCATTAGAGGTAGGCACTGACGACGGATAGAACTGACTCTCAAAGTAGGCATCCAAGAACTCGAGATTACCATAGCGCTGATTAAAATAGCGAGCAGAAGAAGTATAAGTAAACCCAGACAAAGAACCAGCGGTATTGGAAGCAGTCGGCAAACCGGAACCAAATACATACCACGAAGAGGGCCAAGCAAAAGAATAAAGACGCCATTGCGAATACGAATAATAATTCCGAACTATATCCCAATAAGCAAGGTAAGAGTCCGCATTAGCCCAGTTAGAAACAGGAGCATTCGCCGGCAAAGCAGTTAATCCGTAATCAGAAACAGAGACAATTTGCGGAATGTCGTGCTGATTAGAACGAAGCCAAAACAGCAAAGAATTAGAATAGCTTCCACCCGAAGAAGGCCAGGCAGAATTAGAAACACGCCGAAGAGTAACATACCAATTCAACGACACATTATTCATATCAAAATTGCTACTATTCGTCCTCATTTCCGGATGGTAAAGTTGCATAGGCACCCAGAAACGATGAAGCCGTACCGTATAAGGGTTAAACGACGGCACAGCAAGAGGATTCGATCGAACATCAATGCCCTGGGCAATAGACACGCGATCACGAGCATTGATGAAATCAATACGAACAGGATACAAAATACCGGGAGTACAAGTGAACGCCTTAGACTCCGGAACATCATACCGCGAATAACCGTTCACAGTATGAGAAATAAAACTCTGTTTTGCCATATAAGAAAAATTAAGTTAATGAAAGGCCATAAAAGTCATACCAGGACTCAATAATATCACGATCGAGCCAAGTAGGAGGGTCAATAACAGGAATAAGACCAGCAGAAGCGAATTCACGAAACTTTTTCATTTCCCATGAATACGTTTCTCGAGAGGATAAGGCGGAAGAGGGTAGAAATTTTTCAACACACAGATCAACGACACGGCGAACCAGAGCAGACCTGCTAAAACGTGAATAAGCGTCTGCAGAGCTAATCGCGCGAATATATTGGTCATTCTGTTGAAGATACCTATTATAATATCGAGGAATCGAGTAATTGTAATTGACACCAGTCTTAAAGTCCAGATAAGACCAAGACGAAACAGAAGCAGAAGGGGCAGGGCGATTGCCAAGATAATCACCAACGCCAGCAGATACGAATTTTCTCGTATAACGTCGATGCTCGAGGACTCGAGCCAAAGGTGTAAGTTTTCCATCTATAAAGAGATTTTGATCGGAGATTTGCGCAGGGTCAAATTTAATTTGCTTAGTAACATATTTGACGACATATCTCGCACGCTTATGCGTGCCTTTCGCAAGCCATACAAATCCAAGGTCACCAACAGCGGACCTAATTTCATTGTACAAGACATTGGTTCCAAAGAGGAAACCGTGAAAGTGAAGGCGTGGATATTGGCCCGTCTCGGGATGGGTGCCAAACTCCTGGAAAAACGCATGCTTAAAGGAGTGGCCGATTTTATGTCGAACACGCTCATTCCATCGGCGGATAAAGCAAGCCGGATTACGCAATGATTCTTCATAATATTTAGGAGAAATAGTTATGGTAATAAAAATCGCCTGTTGATTCTCAACCTTACAGCGGGCAAGTTCGCGTTCAAGACGAACAAACCAATCGTTACGAAGTCTACGAAGACAATCCTCACACTTACCACAAGGAACCATTAACCATTGGCGAGATATATCCCAAGGTGCAAGAGCAAGAGAACTCTTAGCATAATCAGAAATCTCCCGAAAAGGAACATCTTTCCGGGAATAACGTCGATTCCGTATCCATATAGGATGAGAGCAAGGCATTAAAAAAGAGATTGAAGTAAATCCATTTTAAGATGAGGATAAGATACAGAAATAGACTGTAAATAACGACACGCAGCGTCAAAGTCGGCGAACCAGGCAAACGTAAAGCGACGCCGACCACGATAATAACCAACCGACCATCGAAGGGGTTGACCTTCGATGACCGGACAGCTACGAGGATGATCAGAAAAACCCATACTACAAAACATTACCAAGGACAGGGCGACGGACTACGCGAGTACCATTCCCCTTACTCTTTTTCTTTTTCCGTGACATAACCTTCAGGTAAAGTAAATACAACAAAATTAGGATAAAGTTCAAAGGAAGCACCAGCACTTAGAACGACCTTCGCAAAAGCAGCCACACAATCAGCCTTGATATAAGACCGCGAACTCAAAAGGTCCGAAAAACAAACAAAGTCAAGAACTTCGGCGGGGAGAATGTCGACATCGGCAGACACGAAATGACCGTCGATGATTGAACCAAAAGCAAAATCAAAAACTTTTACTTCGGGAGCGATACGGCGAATTGCAATCTGATACATAAGAATATTTAAATTAAAAGTTTAAGAGATTCAAAATAAGCTTCCATTTATCGTTGAGGATGTCCCAGTATTTTCCTCCTTCGGGAGTCGATGACCAATGAAAGGCGTAAAGAAGATAGCAATCGGGAGAACAATTCTCAAACGATACGCAATAAGGAAAACGCCGATGTTCAGAAAAATTACGCATAAAAGAACCATAGGCGCCATTCTGCTTCAAAAAAGTGCAAAAAAACGAAAAAGTCGAAGTGTTGGGGAATTTGGGTGAATTTTTCATAATGAATAAAGTTTAATGGTTTAACAATACAAATATAAACAAAAAAAATGAACTTCCAAAAAAAAATGAAAAAAAATCAACGATTCGTCCGAGATTGAGAATTTCGAGCGGAGGAGGAGTTTCGAGTACCAGACATCTCACGAATGACATAGCCCTTCGGATTTCCAGCAGCATCATAAACAGTGGTACGAGTAGACTGGCTAGAAGTATCAGTGCCAATATCAGTGCCAACAGTATTAGTAGAAGAACCAAAACCTCGCAAACCACTACGGAACATCAAAGTCTGAAAAATAGATGTAACAGCGTGAAGCGTTTCCCATTTCCAGCGATTTTCCTCGTTTTTCTTCTCGGCAGCCGTCCTACCAGCGGCCTGCTCGGCCTGCGCAGGTTTCCAAGCCGCAGCCTTAACGTCCGCAAGAGTAAGCATGCCAAAGAGGTCTTTGAGCGAGTAAACATTCTTATTGCCTGATGCGTCCGTAAGTTCCCAACGCTTATCCCAATTATTATGAATCTCTTTCTGAAGATCAAGAATTTGATTATATGTCAAACTATCTAACTGTTTCTTATACGAAGCATCAGCCATATTACTTTGATACATAGACCAAGTAAGAAGCAATTGAGAGTCAAGTTGGAGACGAAGATACTCATTCTGAATATTAGAAGACTTAGCTTTATTAATGCGATCTTGGTAATCTGCAAGAACAGCATTAATTTCACCTCCAACAGTCCACTGCTTCACAATAAGATCGAAACCAAGAATGGCATTTTGAGTATCAATATATTGGGCATCATTTAACTCGTGCTTCTCACGGGCTCGCAAGAGAGCAATCTGGGCATCATCATACAATTTCTGAAAACCAGCGTCGTGCGTAGAATTTTCAATCTGCTTCGCTTCAGCACGGTCTCGCTGAGCGGCAGCATTATTACGATCAACAACTGACTGATTCGCCATATTTTGACCTAAGGCGGTCATATCGAGAGAACCAGAACCAGGGCTAGGAAGACCACCAGAAGGACCACTTGCACCAACGGAACCACCGGAACCACCGGGCATAGTAGCATTAACACCAACGCCAGAACTGCCCAAAACACCAGCAGGAGTAACACCGGCAGCACGATAGCGCTCGAATACCTTAGACGGGTCGTTATATTCATTTTCATAATCGAACTGCTTTTGCCAATTACCATACTCATACTCGGCCTGCTTTTGCATCTGCTCGAGAGCATACTTTTGCTGAAGAGCCATTTGTTTTTGAGCATACTTCCATTGACGACGAGCATTCATGCCAGCAAATAGCTGACCAATGGCACCAGAAATCAAACCGGAGGAACCAGTCGTAGCACCGCCACGAAGCAACTGACCGCCAAATGTAGAAGCAGCAACAGGAATAGACATAACTACGGACGTTTAAAATTACCTATTTGTTCATATGTAATCGTTGTTCTAGTGGTATCTCCAGATTTGATAGAA